ATGATTATCTATTCATTTGAAAGTTATCTTGAAACGCTTTCAGAAATGATGAAAGCATACCCTGACGGGCTAGACAAGGCAAGACTGACCCAGCAACTCATAAACCTCCATCACTCCTTTTCTTTGGCTGGATATGAAAAACACATCAGCAATTACAAACAGCTAGAAAATCACTATTTACAGAAATATAATCAGATGAACAGCGTCCTGTCTGCCATCTGCTCCATCGCTCTGGACAATCCAGACGAAGACGCTTATAAAATCATTGAAGAATACAAAAACAGCTAGTAGGAAAATCCTACTAGCTTTTCTGTTATGCTACGGTTATTAGTCCGTCTGGTTCTTTTGTAAATGATGGGTTATCTGCAAGCTCTCCGTTTGCGTTCATGAAATACCAACCCTTGCCTGACTTGATGAACTCATTAGAAATCATATTTCCACGTTCATTTGTCATATAGTACCAGTTGTTTTTATATTTAACCCAACCAGTAACCATTGCGCCTGAATCGTCCATATAGTACCATTCTGAGCCTACTAGCACCCAACCAGTAGCCATTGCGCCGTTATCCTTGAGATAGTACCATTTCTCTTTATATAGAATCCATTGACTCGTTAAGCAATAACCCTTGCTATCGAAGTAGTACCATACATCAGCGATTTTTTCCCATTTATTATAGGGGAATGAACCGTTTTCACGTCTAAACCACCAACCCGTACTGTCTTTTTTCCATGTTCCAGCGGTCTTTGCTTCTTTCTCTGGTTCATCGTCCAATAGTACAATATTCTTGTCAAACGGATTGCTAGAATATTGCCACCAGCGTATACCGTCCATGCTTGGGAAATATTCAAAGTTAGCTGTACCATCGTTTAAGCCATACCCTGCAATCCAAAGTGAATTAGGGAACTGTGCTAAAATCTGCTGATAGTCCACATTATCCAGCGTAAACGGTTTATAACTATAATAAATAGGTTTATATCCAGCGTCAGCAATCATCTGCATAAAGCGTAAACATGCTGTTGTATTTCTTTGTACGCTTGCGCTTGCGTGGTCTTCATAGTCCAATACAAGATATTTAACTTGTGTAGGTACGTTATCAAGGAAATAGCGTGCTTCTGCTTCTGCTTCTTTTTCATTTCCGCCAAACCAAGCAAAATGATAAAATCCGATAGGGTTTGACTGGCTTACTTGAGCAGATAAGCAAGGGTTTAAATAGCTTGTACTTTCTGATACCTTAATAATTGTGTTGGTTGTCCCTGCTTCTTCCAAAATTCCTGAAATGTCGTAACCTTGATGGCTTGCAACGTCTACAAATAAATCATTCTTTTTAACCATTATTTCTTTTCTCCTTTAAATTCTTCCAGCAGGTCTTTCCCTGCGTCTAGTTGTGCGGTGTATTTCTGCAATTCTTCCTGCACCCTTGCCGTCATAAATTTAGGGATAAATACGCCCATAACAGCAAGATTTTCCATGATTGACAAAGCATAGTATAAGTTAATGATAGCTAGTAAAATCTGACCGACTGCCATAGCGTGAATGTAAGTTAAAAATACCGCTACAAAATAGTAAAAAATAAATGTAAGGGTATGTTTGATAACGCCTTTTAACCCTGTCCAGCTGTCTGTCACTTTCCACTTCCAAGCCTTTAGAAAGCCTGTGATAAAGTCAAACAGAATCAAAGCAAAGAGAATTGTGATATAGTCGCCTTTAGCAACTTCTAGCATAATATTATATAACATGATTGATAACCTCTATAAATTTGTTTTTAGTCTCTAAATCTTCATAAATAAACATATTTTTTAAGTACAAACTCCGTAAAGTCTTACCTAGTGTGCTGGATTTATTCAAGTAAACAAAACCGTCTTCCACTTGTTCCACTTCCAGACAATAAGCGGTCAAATTCTTGTCAAAGCCTTTAGCAATATATACCATGTTGTCTATATAGTAACCTGTTAAAAATGTACCGTCACAATAGAAACTGTAAAGCCTTGACTTTAAGCCCTTAATTTTGGCTATATTCTTATCGTTTTTAATCTGGAACTCGTTATTAGCAACGCTTTCATAAATACTGGACTTACTCAACAGCTTAAAGAATCCACTTTCTTTTTCTTCCTCAGTCTGAAAAGCTGAGTGTGGAGGGAATTCTATAAGCGTTGCATATTGTTTCATGTTGTAGAAGCGCTTTCCGCTATCATCGTAGAATTTTAGAAAGGCAAAATATGGGTTGTTGAAATTACTTGCATTTGATAGTAGGTAGGCATGGCAACCGTCACGCCTACGAAAAACTGAGAAAATAAAGTTTAGTAGAGCTTCTACCTCGTTATCAAGATAGCGTTTTTTACTCGTAACATCTATCAGCACCTCATCATAGAGAATACTCATAACCTCATCATACTCTGATCCTTTCAAGTCTACCCAAGTAGATAGACTCTTGAGATAACAAACAATTTTACCGTTTAAAATAATCTTAGTAGAAGACAAGACAAGTATATTTTCTTCATCTTCCATGTTGTCAGCTCTGAAAATAATTTTAGTGTGAATCTTGCTGGCATCACTGTCAATCACTTCAAAATTAGTAAAAACCTGTTTTAACAATTCAGTAGTAAAAAACTTGTCCTTGTCTATCCTGTCTAGCTCTGACTTATTGCGCCTTAAATAGATAAACTGTTCCCCCTTATCTATAAAGCGCTTGAGTAGATATTTCTTGAGTGCAAAGGTCTTACCAATCCCACGTCCACCTATAACAAAGTTTAGATACTGGTTATAGCTTAGCATTTTCTGCGGATTGTACCATTTTTCTTGTTCTTCGATAAAAACCACTCCTTTCTATTTCATTATATCATACTTTTAAAAATTCGGATTGTTTTTCTTGATGTCAAATAAAATCTTATCGTCTTTATTCGCTGAATAGTTCCAGATTCTGACGCCTGATTGAAAAATAGCCTGTATTGCGTTCATGTGTGATTGATTCGCTCTTAGGTTTCCAAGGTTAACATTAATCATCTTGATGTAGTTAAATCGCTTTCTGGCTTTCATAACGCTTAAAGCATTATTAGAAAAGATATTGACAAGCACCCCGTAGCATTTGATGTACTCGTTTGCTCGCCCTAAAATTTCTTTTTGAGCTATTGATACTTTCCAATAGACGTCTGTCAATAAATGCCCACTTTGAAAAGATAAGTCATTCCCAATCTGTTGGACGCTGATAGGCTGATTTTGTAAGTCTGCCATGCTAGCGTTGTAAGCTCTGATTGACTGGTCTAGGGCTATTTTTGCTTTCATGTTATTAAGGGCATTTGATTGAGATTTCAAAGCGTTGTTTGTATCTGTAAACCCTTGCTCAACTAGTTTATTATTGTATTCACGGTTAGCATTGAAAACCTTCATACCTCCAGACGCTAGCCCACTGATAGCGCCCCCAAGGTTTCCGCTTAGCAAGTTCCCAGCCACGTTTAGAACTCCACTAGCTCCCTCTGTCCATTGATTGATGTTAGCTGTATCTACGGCATATTGAGCGTTATAGCTAGCCTGTGAGTTAGCTGTTGCTACCTGTTTATTCGATAGGTCAACGCTCTGTTTTAACATTTCCCTGTTCTCTTTAAAGGTCAGTTGAGTGTGTTCCATCTGGTTTTTATGGGTCTGAATATAGCTAGCTTCAGCGTCATTTAAAATAGCAATGTTTTTCCCTGTCACGTCATTCAGTCCATACTTAAAATGTTCAGGGTTGTATTCTGTCCATTTTTTCGTATCAATATTTTCTAAAATATTCTTATCCGCATAGCTCAAGTTGTTAGCGTTGTTATACTCTAAAAAATTGATGTGTACTTGGTTATTATCTCCAAGACTACCATTCACAATGACTTTATACTTGTGATCCGTGTCAAGGGTTCTAGGTAGGTACTGCGGTTGATAAACGTAGCTGTTCCCGTAAATGTCATACAATTCAACTTCAGTAAATTCACTGTTTAACAACTGTACTTCTATTTCTAGGTCAGATTTTCCAGTGTAAGCTCGTAAGCTGTCTTGTATCTGGTTGTAGGCAATTTCTAGCAAGTTTGGAATCTCGTAGACGTTGGGGCGATAGTCAAAGAATCCTTCTACTTCTATTAGAAGGGCTTCCACGTCAAAGGCTGTTCTAGTGTAGTCCCCGTTTCCAAGTTGTCTGTCTCCAGTGTTTCCTGTGATTTCTCCGATGTCTCCACCAGCTACTACTTCAGGCGGGTAGATAATGCTTTCAATGTTGTCAACCGTATCTATTCCCGTTCTTTCCGTAGTGTAACCGCTCCAAGCGTAATTTTGCTCTATAACGTCATAGCTTGAACCGTTAACCGCTGAAATAACGGCTGTATGCCCCCAGATATTGCTACTAGTTGGTTTATAGTTAACGATACACCCAACTCTTAAATCAGAAAAAGAAGGGTCAAAACGTACCTTCCAGCCCACGGCGTCCCAGTTATAATCTCCACCAATGTTGCTGGCACTCATTCCCCTTTGTGTATCGCTTCCACTAGCTTGGCGCCCGTTTCCGTCAGGGTTCGGGTTGTTGATACCACCCCCGATGTTACACCCACCCAAAAGCTGAGAATATAAAGCCACTAACCCGTAGCACTGACCGCTACCTACGCTAGTCCCTACCCTTGACTTGATTTCATTAAGGGCTTTTAGTGTTTGTGTTGCTTCAGTCATATTTTATACCTTTCCTAACTCATCTTGAACCGTTGAAAGCCAAGCATTCGCTTGCTCAATTCGTTCAGCTTCTTTGTATGCTACACCTTCCCAGTTGTTCATAAAATCGCTGGCATTGTCGCTTGCACTCGCTGAGGAACTAGCTACACGCCTAAAAGTGTCCGCTCTACTTTCTTCATTCATAAACTGAAATTGAAGGTTAAAGTCCCAAACAGATTGACCCTTCTCTTTTGCGTAGGCGATAAGGGCTTCACATCTTGGGCCTGTCCACTGACCGATTCCCATACCTATCCAGTGCTGACCGTCTGACCCTCTATATCCAGCTTCATTTAGTGATATAGTGTACAATCCAGCAAAAGCGCCCCAACTTCCTACAAGGTTCTCAGCCGTTGGAAGGGTTGCCATTTTGTCATACTCGTAGCCTGTTGCATAGTCAGCCTCATATTTCTTAGCGGTTACGTTGCTTTCTGCTGAAAAGTTCCCGATGATTCCAGCGATACCTTCGGCTGTTGCGTCTGGTACTAGCTTCTTAATAATTCGGGTTACTAGTCTAACTCTACTTTCTTCCGTTGAAATGTCCCCTGTTTCGGACGTGCTAGAGCTTCCACCGCTTGAGCTTGTAGAAGGTCTATAATTCCGCTGATTTTTGCGTCCAATCTCTGCAACGTTTCCGACAACGTTTGACAAGATTTCTATATAGGTCTTATCTCCTATCGTTGTCTCTTTGTATTTTACCCCAATATCACGGCTTAGATACATATTGACAATCTGATTTACAGTGCTTGACCCGTCTTGATTTAAGCCAAACAAATGTTTGTAAAGGTTTTCAAGGTAAAAGCTATCATACTTTTTACCGTTAAAGATAAAGGGTTTAGATGACCCATTTCTTAAAGATACAGGGATAAAAAAGTATTTAAAGGTTTTTTGCATACCTGAAAAACTCATATTGACGGGTCTATTGGCTCTGGTTGTCATTTTGATAGTAGGTTTAGCAACGACTACAAGCCACTCTGTATCTATCCCGACCTCTCCGGCTCTCGTTGCATACTTAGTACCCACAGAAAACCCTTGCTGACTGTCTCTTAGCGCCCACAATTCATTTGGCATGGTCTGTTGTTCTACTTGCCCGATTACATTTAGCGCCTTCAGCTCGTGCTGGTAAGTGTTCCAAACGTCCACCTCGTAAATAATACGGGTTGCGTCTTCATTGACGTATAATACATCAAAGACAAAAGCGTAGTAGGTACGCCCGTTGTTGATAAATCTCATGTAGGTTACATTTTCATATTTCTCCACCCGTCCAGATACTACGATAGAGCCATTTCTTTGGGTATATTGAAATTTGTCATACTCGTACACAATTTCTATATGAGGGTTCTTTTTAGTAAAAAAATCCTCCATAGCGTCCCTTGTTTCAAAGTTAATGACATTCGCATAATCATTCTTAAAAGGACTTTTTGCATATAACCAGATTTTAGTTGATTCCTTCATCTATTTCTCCTTTAAAAATAGGAGGGCTAAAACCCTCCCTTATTGCTGACCTATCTGACCTTGCCCCAGCCATTGACCCGACTTTCTGATTTTATGAGGGGCGCTAACTGATTTACCTACTGCTGTTGTAGGTTGTCCGCTCACGTCTTTCCAGCCGTCTTTGCGCTGTTTGAAGAAACCGCTTTGACGGTTCAAGGTCTTAAAGATTCCGCTCTTACGGATAGCCCACGGTTTAACCGCTTTTTTAAAATTATTATATAGGAAGACTCCCACAAAAAAGTTATTATCGGGGAACTCTCCATTCGGGTAGCTCACGGCTACATTTAAGGCGCTAGCACTAGAGCGTTCTTCGGGTAGCACGGTAACAGTAAATTCTTGAACTGCTTCATTGTTCTTAACCACTTCATCGGTTGTATAACCGCTAAAGCTCCAAACTGTCCGACCGTTTACCTTAATATCGTAGTTAACACGATAACCAGCATTTGAGCTTACCCGTTTACCCCACCAGAAAAGAGCTTTTACTCTGATTTTCGCTGTAATGGAGTTATCGGGGTTCGTTCGTTCTTCCAGCACTTCCACGGATTGACCCCAAAAGCGCATAGAAGCCCAGACTGATGGGTCATTATGCCCATATTGGATATAGGTTGTGTTCCCGTTTGTCATGTAGCCATAGTCTGTATCAGCCTTTGAAAAATGCCAAGCGTTAGCATAGGCTTCCGTCCAGCCCGGCACTCCAGTACCAAAATTTTCTATTTTAGTGTTGGTACTGGTTGAAAATTTTAATTCTAAAGCCATCAAATACCTCCTGAAAGGTCATTTTCTGTACTTCCGTTGTTAGTCCTGATAAAGCTGTTGCCGTCTGGTGTACCGCCAAAGATATTGATATTACCTGTAGCAATGTTGCGACCGTCTTTAAAGTTCCCTTTAAGCCCTCCAGCCCAAGCTCCTGATTTTTCAAGATTTGAGATAAGTTTGGTTAACGTATCTTTTAAATCGTTGTTTTTGGTTGCTTGGTCTTGGATTTGTCTTATTAGGTCTTCTTTATCTCGTTGTCTAGCTTGCTTCTCTTGTTCCAGCTTTTCTTTTAAGTTGTTTATTTCACGGATTCGCTCTTGTTTTTCCGCTTCAAGTTTTTCATTGATTCGGGTTTCAAGGGCTTGTAAATCACGCTCAACTTTTTCCTTCAAGTTTCTGATTTGTTCATCAATATAAGGCTTGATAACTCGTTCATAATACTTGTCAGCCTTACCAGTGAACCATCTATCCGCTTCAGCGCTTTCCATGTAACGCTTAATCAAAAGCGGTACAAGGTTCTCAAGTAGCTCTGTAAGGGCGTTCTTAAAATCTTCAAACTCACTTTCTAGCGCTACAAAATCATCAAGCAACTGCTTAAATGCACGCTGTAACCATGCTAAAAGCTCGTAAATTGAGTTAGCATTATCAAAGCTGGTAGGAATGGAAGGGATAAGCCCCCACCGTTCCACCCAGTAAGAAGAATAGCGCCCACGGTACGCACGAAAAAACTCGTCTCTAAATTCTTCGGGATTCATATTTTAAAATCCTTTCTTATAAGTGGTCATAACCTTCATCAAAAGGCTTTGGTACATTTCCGCTTGTAGGTTGTAATCTAGCGTTTACATCAGCAAACGTTTCTGTTAATGCATTGATTACCAAGCTAGGTGTATCAGTTGAATTGCAATAGTCAACACCTGAAATATAAATACTAGTAGCATTTTTGAAATATAGCATAATGTAGAAGCCTTCAGCTTTTGGATTAATCCTAATAATAGTGTTATCTGATAGCTTCGTAGTGACTTCATTGTTATTGAGTGGAATGTGAATAAAATGACTGTCATATTTTCCATTATATTCTACCGATAGAATAAATGTACTATATCGCAATGTTTCGCCTTCTACACCAAACTCAGCGTTTAAAACTTCTTCAGCTTCTAAATCATATTGTAAAGCTGTTGGTTTTTTAGGAGGTATAGTCTTTAAAATCTCCGCTTTAGTGGTTTCCACTAGCTCCTTAACCTTGCTATCATTAAGTGTTAGCGTATCGCCTGACTTGTCAACTGTTACAAGCTCTCCACCGTTCAACGTGATAGGGCTAGCTGTTGCACCTGTACCGCTTCCAGCACCACTTCCAAGCTCTTTCTTTAGAGCTTCAGCTTTAGTGTCAATTAACTCTTTTACTTTTGTATCGTTGAGGGTCAAGCCTTCAGCCGTTTTGTCAACGGTTACAAGTTCCCCACCTGTCAATGGAAATTGTGTAAGATCTTGGCTTACTGTTGCCGTTTTGGTTTGGTTTGGCGCTTCCCCTGTGGTTGTATGAGCAATGTCAAGATAAGGGACGGCTGAAACTAGTTCATTCACTTTGTCCTTATCAGCGTTCAAAATAAGGCTTGTATCTCCTTTATTATCCTGTTTTAAATCAGCAAGTTCTTGCTTGCCTTCAATGGTTAAGCTCTCAACTCCTTGATGGCGCTGAAATTTGATAAGTGAGTGAATCCCTTGAACTTTTTTAGTTGTTTTTACCATTTGTTTTCTCCTTGTTAGTGGTATTTTCAATTTTGATTGAGTTTGGATAGAGTTCTTTTAGGTCTGCTAGGTATTCAAGATAGCGAACCAGTAAAACCCCTTTACGTCCTAACTTTTTCTTGTCAGCAATTAAAAGTGTGTAGCCGTTGTGCTTTTTGTATTTCTCTAGCTGGTCTTTAAAACCTAAATAGATACAGTCGCAAACGGTTGAAACACGGGCGCAAGATTGGTCTTTATCGTCTCCGTGTCCCAGCACTTCAATCTGTAGTGTATCGGGTGTTTCCGATAGGTTAATAATTATCATAGGTTTT